AAACAGCGGTTGAACCTGTTGAAGTTTTCCATTCGGTTAGGTTTGCGCTTTGACTTGCAATACCAGAGATTGTTACAGGGACTACTGAAGTTGCGCCTGCTGTAAAGGAAGCCACATAGGTTGCCTGTATTCCTGGTGCTATAAAGTAGTTTCCTGCTGCTGGTATTCTTGCGCCGCCTGCAACTGAAAGCAAATCTGCTGTTTGCCCTGCTGCTGCTACAAGTGTTAAAGGTTTATCTGTGGCTGTTGATGCTGTTAGGACTTGTGCGCCTGTAAAACTGTTTCCGCCTGCAAGATTAGATTTGCCTGCTAAATCTGTTGTTAGGTTTGCTACTTGTGTTTGTGTTACTGTTCCTGAAATGTTTGCGACAGTTCCCGAAGCAAAATCACTAACCTGACTGTTTGTGATAGTGCCTGAAATTGTTATAGAAGTTCCTGATGTATCGGAATAAACTGCTGTTCCTGCTTGTTGAGCCGTAGAAGCACTAGCAACTGTCCCTGAAGTAAAGTCGCTGACTTGACTTTTAGTTATTGACCCTGATAAATCTACTGCTGTCCCTGCGTTTGTTGCATAAACACTTGTGCCTGATGTTGAAGCATAAACAGATGTTGCTGCGTTAGTTGCATAAACGCTTGTCCCTGCTGTTATTGCTGAACCTACTGTTATAGCGGTGGCAGCAACATTTTCCCATAACGCTGTTGAAGCACTGTAACGCAACAAATCATTATTCGCTAAGTTCACTGTCTTTACGTCATGCAGTTCATTCAGTTCATACCCATTCTGCACCTTCACAAACACACGACCATTACCTGCCGATGCTTTAGCGCAAACACCAACATAAACTAGATGATCACTAGCAACAGGTTTAGTTTCAGTAAAAGCACCAGGAATAGTTGGCGATAAATAAAGTTGTGCACCTTCAGTAACGCCCTGCGTATCAACCCCATCAAGGTAGCCTTCAACACAACATAGTCCTGTCGCGTTGTTCGCAATGTTTTCACTCAACCAACCTAAAGTTCTAGCAGAAGTAATATCACCGGTAGCTAACGCCAAACTAACTTGAGTATGCACACCGTTTGCACCTGAAACATAAACGATAGAGCCTTTAGCGAGAGTTGCACCTGTTTTGTTTGTTACAAAAACATAGGTAGGGTCACTGTTAGCCCCTGGAGGCCCTTGCAAACCTGCTGTTGCCTGACTGACCTCAACAACATTGTTTGTGATAGCGATGGTTGTAACATCGTTGACTGTTGTTACATTGGTTGTTGACTCGGTTGTTGAAACAATAACATCACTCATCTAGTCACATTCCCTGAAACGATAAAAGCGCCTTGCAACAGTCTTGTGACTAGGTTGCCTGACGAAACAAGCTCTAAATCGTATGCGTAAGCACCAGAAGCGATAGCAGCTGACTGTGTTGAAGTGATAGCGACAGCAATAGTGCCGGCAGTGCCACCTAAAGTTATCCCTGACCCTGCTGAGTCAGTTAAAGATAAAAGCGTTGCAGTAGCATCACTAGAGTCCCTGACCTGCATACGAGCCTGATAGCCACTCCAATTTATAGGTGTGCCCCCTTGAGTCACTGTAAAGGTTTTATCGTAATCTGCGCCCTGCCAAACAGTTATGTTGTATGTGCCTGGGTTAATCATTGACCTAATCCTTTACTGATAACAAAAACTAAAACACTTGTCACAACAGCAGTAATCAACGGTGGAATCCAAGCCTGCCTATTCTTGTTGGCCTCAAGTTCCCTAATACGTGCCTCATGATCTTGTGAAGCCTGCAAAATTTGTATTGACTGTTGTTTCAATATCTCTATGTCACGAACAATCTGCAACAACAACGTTTGATTACTCGGTTTAGGTGACTCACTCATCTGCACTCAACTCCAACCCACAAACACCACAATAAACAGTTATACCTTCAGGGTCAGGTGTATGTTTAGTGTCTTTTTGACTACAATCGCTAGTTTTACAAGTCAACATGATTATCCTGCCGCAGTTCCAGAAGTAAATTGAACAGCCCAACCAGTGATAGTCACTGTGCCACCACTGCTAACAGAGCCATTATTTCTCAACCCAACCGTAACCGTTCCCGATGTTACAGCTGACACAAATGGAGTCAACACTGAGTCAGTTGTCGTCAAAGTCACTATTGGTGCAACAGTGAACCGAGATACAGGTAATGCGATAGCAACGCTGGCTGTGCCATTAGCGGCAATAGCACCGGCAGTGTATTGAGCAGTTATAGCGGCAGCGTAGAGCGGTAGAGGTGTGAATGCTGTGTTTAGATCACCAGCAGTAAGCACTTCCCCGATAGTCCAAGTTTTGTGTGTAGGCATAATGTTTGACTCCTAAAACCCTAGTTTACTAGCCTAAAGTATCAGTGTCTAAAACAGCCAACAGCGTTGAGTTCAAACGTATAGGCAGATTATCTAGCGAAGCGAGCGTGAACGTCAAACTATCTCGCTCAACATCAGTATTAGCGTTGACAGCTAACACCTGATAATACTTGTCAACTATTGTGCCTGTCGCTGAAGGTTGAAAACACACTCTAACAACATCACGAATATCTATCGCCAAAACAAGATTTTGTTGAGCACCAGTCAACGACTCTAAAGCCAAAGTTATTTGTTCAGCCCTATACTCAGGTAAACGCCATTCAGCGAGCAAAGCGTTAGCGATCTCACTAGGTTTAGTCAACGATGTTGTTAGGTTATCTGTTTGACTGTAAGTTTTTAGCCCATACCTTGATTGACCTGTCGTATCGTCAGCAACAGCAGTAGCATTCACACCAATAACCTGAACCTTGTTGTAAAGGTTCTCACTGCCATAAGCGACCTGCAACTCAGTGAACGGAATACCTGTGCCATTACCGTAAGCAGTTCCTTGACTGTTCATGTCAGCAAAAGTAAGTATTGCCGGTGCAGCAACAGTAGAAGCAGTGCTAGTCAATAAACCTGACTGAGAAGCATAAGTGCCTCCTGCCCAAGCCACATCATAAACAGTGCCAGCAGTAGAAGTGTAAGGATTATAGTTGCCATCAAAATAGTTGATCCACGCTGTCCCTGGTTCAACTTGAAAAGCCTCACAAAAAATAGTGTAAGTAGTTCCCCCATAAGTATTAACCGAAAACTGTATTCCCCCAATAGTGCCTGAAGGGTTATTTAGTGTGCCACCTACACGAACCCAAGTCGCTGTGCTAGGTGAAGTCACTGTCGCAAACCCTGAATCCATAGTCGCACCGTTAGTGTCTAGGAACGCAAAAAACGCTTCATAAGGGTTGATAGCTCCACGCAGATAAGCACTAAAAACAACGCTTGTGCCAACTGTCGCATAACGATCCAGATTGACGTTTGTATAACTAAAACCAACGCCTTGATCGGCAGGGTCAGGTGCGTTCACTGTTGCCCCACGATAAACACTGCCACCAAACTGACTAGCAACAGCAGTAGTCCTAGCCCCAATATCCCACCTATAATAACCACTACCATCATCAACATTAGTGTTATTCAACGCTGTTGAAGGGTAAGCAGCAAAGTTATAGCGCATACTATTAGACCAAGTGTAGTTAGTAAAACTACGATCCTTGAAAGTCATTACAGCTGAAGCGTTACTGTAAAAGTCCCCTGGTTCGCTACGAGCAACCTGTTGCAGATAACTCAACACCGAGTCCCCTGCATTCCAGTCGTCATAACCTAACAAAGTTTGCCCTGAAGTGATTTGCGAATATTCGGCTGCACCAAATCCGTTATAGTTCAACACTGTTTTCATGCGGTCACTTGTCGGCTCAACCTGCCAAGCCTGCCCACCAGTAAAAACAGCATTTCCAACACGATACATGCGATCCAACGCAGTTAATGTTGCTTTACCGTCAAACCCTGCATCATCAAAACTAAACTCCCAGTCTTGAATAAAACCAGTGAACCTAACAATGTTGTTTGCTTTGACTTGCACCCTGCCACCAGGCTGAACCACCGTATAACCACCAACACCATACCAAAGCGGGGAACTAGTGTTTAGCGGGTCAAAGACACGACTGTTATTGACAAACGTGATGCTTAGGCTACCTGCCGAATAATCCTCTAACGCCCTACTAATACCCCGACTAATACTGAACGACTGCACATACTGGCTAACATCAATATCGCCTGACGAACCAAAACTAATAGTTACAACATAAGTAGGCAAAGCCATTTGTTATGGCCTCACAGTTCCCCAAGCACCAGGCAAACCACCATTCTGCTTCACATACTTAGACACAGCATCAACAGTAGCCTTCGGGTCAGCGTTCTGCACATTCAAATTCACAACAGTCGTAGGTTGACGTTTCATACCAAACAACGCTTCACGCAAATCACTAGACCTAGTAAAAGGTATAGCTTGTGTGCCTGTAAAAGTAGCAGCAGTCAACAAAGATGTTTGACCAGTTTTACCCAACTGTTTATTTATACCTTCCTGAGCGATAGAAGCGGCAGTCAAAGTAGCGGCCTGACTTGTAATAGCGACAGAGGCAACATTCATCAACACTGCCCCACCAGCCGCACCAGCCACACCCGGCACACCACCAGTCACACCCTTAGCCCCAGTCATCAACCCTATTGCTTTAGCGAGGTTAGCGATACTTTTACCTGCACTAGCAAGGGTCATAATGCCTTTTAGAGCAAGCAAAGCAGGCAACGCTTTGACTAGGTTTGAGGCAACATTGCCAATACCTTTGACAGCATCACCATCACCAAACAAAGCAAAAAACTCTTTCACACCATCAATGGTTTGAGCGACAGCATCTTTAATTTGTATAAACGTCTTACCTGCCTCAGTTTTAGGGTTAGACACATCATCTAAAAACTTACTTACCTGATCAATCGCACCACCAGGCATCATCATGGTATCTATAAAGTCAACAAGGTAAGGCAAAATAACTGCCCCAAGTTTTTCTTTCAAATTATCCATAGCAACATTGAATTTGCTGAATGGGTCAGCCTGCTCAACAGCCGCACCACCAACAATTTTTGCTAAATCACCAAACAAATCTTTAGACTCTTTGAGCGTAGGGAACAGCCTGTTTAGTTGTGTTCTATTACCTGCAAACGCTTGAGATAACGCTCTAGCAGTCAACGCTAAAGGCTTACCGGTTGTTGCTGAAGCATCTAACGCTAGTTTCAATAAGTCTTGCGCTTTTTTAGTGTCACCAGTGGCACGAACAAGTTGACCCATCGCAGGTCGCAACTCGTCATCAACAATACCCACCTGATTAGATAATGAGTCAATAAACTTGTCGTTAGCTTTGACTTGAGCATCAGTAGCGTTAGCGTTACGCCTCAACTGATTATTCAACAACTGCATAGACTTTTGATCTGCTGAAGCCGCTTTAGCAGCATCCAACAAACCATCAGTAATAGCCTTCAAACCAAAACCAATACCGACAGCACCAAGCGCAGTCTTTAGTCCACCAAAACTCTTTTTAGCCTTGTTGATACCACTGTCGTCAAACTTAGAGAGTAGTTTTAGAATTGCGGACATTTAGCCCCATTTCCTGTTAAATTTAGCTGTGTATTTATCCCAAACTAATCTTACTTCTCGCTCCATATCAGGAACACGCTTGTCAGCTGCCTTGTAAAAAAAGTTGTATAAACCTACCTCTTTGACCCTACGAACCATCGCTTGACCTTGACCATTATTACGATGCTTACGCCTGCCACCCTTCCAATCGTATTCACGTGTCACAGGATAACGAGTAACACCACCGCCACGACCAGCAGTAGATAACATGGCTGGCCCTGGTGAACGCAACCAAATACCAAACAAAGATGTTACGTTAGCTCTCAACGATCTGCTTGCGGAAAATCTAGGAATAACATTGTCGGGTTTGAATGTAGATTTTTTGTATGTTCCTGCCTCCCAATTCAAACGACCATCACTGCTGTTGAAACCACCGCTGCTTCTAGGGACACGAAATTTGCTCATACCAGATAGAGGCGATGTGGGAGGGATAACACTTTTTATGTGGCTGACAGCAGGCTTAGTTATCTCTTTCATGTCTTTTTGCATTTGTCTGCGCATACCAGGTTCAAGTTGATCTAAAGCCTTCAAAATAGGTTTCACATCAAAAATAACGTTAGGGTCATTATCACGTGCAAGTTTACGTCTTGCAGCTGAACCAATAGTGCCTAACATTATTCGTTGCCTCTTTGATACCTGAGAGCAAATAACATTGTGTTTATCATGCGATCACTTTCCTGCAACAACACACTCGGTGGAATACCTGTTGCGACACTAAGGTTAGCGATCAACCAATGATGGGAGTCAATGCCTAAAGGTTTTAGCCTTTTGGGTCGTCAACCTCAACATTTTTCACTAAATCAGCCCAACCAGTAAAATCTAAAGTTGTTTTACCGGTTCGTGTTACAGCCAACCAAGCCAAATAAAGCAGATGTGTAAACTTCTCTAACTTGTCTATACCTAAATCAAAATAGGTTTCCCAGTTGATGATGTCGCTTGCTTTAGTGTCAACTTCAATAACAGTTCCGTCACTGAGGTTTATGCGTAGGGTTATTTGGTTCATTAGGCTGTGGCTCTGCTAACTGTGCCTGTTGTAGGCCAAGTAACTGAGAAGGTAGCAAGATCGCCAACTGTGCCTGATACAGGGGTTAGGTCGTTGACAACACAAATAGCAGTGTAGGCAGGGTTAGCTGTTCCTACTGCACTAGAGGTTGGTTTGATAACTACTGTCGCCTGTGAACCTAGTAGCGGCCACAAAGTTGCGTCAACAGTTGAAGCAGCATAATCCTGGTT